GACCCACAGGATAGCAAAGTTGACCGGAGTACGCTCCTGAAATTGGAGCGTGGTTAAATGCCTGAGAAGAAAAAATCTTCTACTAAGAAAAAGGCGGCCCCTAAAAAGGCTGCTGCAAAGCCAAAGGCCAAGCCTAAAGCGGTCCCAAAAGGGCCGACTAAGGCGGCTATGGCTTCTGCTCTTAAGGAGAAAGGTATTATTCTACCCGAGTCCGGCGAAGCATCCGATATGGAACATCGCTTAAGGCACTGGAAATCCGGTATGGGATATATGGTAAGACTGCACCGCAACGCTGGTGCTAGATACAAGGACCATCCTTTATCACTATTAACTGCACCACGTAAGGCTCTTTATTGGCTACCTGACAGCGAGATGACAGATAAGATTCTCGCTACACGCAGAGTTGTTGTCGTAGGTCGTTCAAGCGAACCTTCAAGTAACATGGTTGTTATTGATGTTCCAGTGGACTACGATACGCGATTCTGAGGTGGTTAATTGGGCTTTATAATGGGAGATTTGGTAATAGAAGACGGAGATACCCTTTTCGATACCAATATTACTGTTAATAACATAAGAGACTTACTCAATAGACCGCGTGGTCTAAACAGCGGTACTATCATCGAATACGTTAACTTGCGTAATACTCAGTTCGCTAAGAAGTCACGAAAGGCTAACTATGTTGGTGTAGATTCTACTAACGCACCTAGTACAGCAGAAGTAGAGACTGCTGTTAAGTTGCAGGTCTGTGTTGATTGTTTGAGAGTTCTCATAGATACAATACCCTCTGTGGTTCCTGAAAAAGAACAGGGTGTGTCTGATATTAGGTTTAACAAGCAATTGGCTTCTTTTGAGAAGCAAGCCGAAGAAGCAAGGGCTGTTATAGAAGAGAAGGGTGGTACTGCGTTTTATGCAAAGGGTACTACCTCAAAGGTGAGTGGTACGACCAGCGGAGAACTGTCGGGTTCACTCACAAGTTAAGTGGGTGAATAGATGACTAATACATGGATAGGCGGAACAAGCACCGATAGTACGATTGATTCTAATTGGAGTTCGGGTTCTGTTCCTGTTACCGGTGAAGATGTAATTTTTGATGGTAATGCAACCAAAAATTGTATAATAAACAGTGCTACATTTCCCGAAGACGGTGGTGATTTAGCCTCACTTGTTATTTCTTCTGATTTCAAGGACCATGTAATCCAAACAGGCACAAATACAGAAATTAACTTAGAAGGTGTATTGAGTATTAACAAACCTGCTTGTATAGACGCGGACCATACTCTTATTTTTGATTTTAATGCTGCGCCATCAACTACTGTTTATGATTCCGGCGGGTCATCTTATACTGTTAAACCATTTGTAATATTTGGCTCTTCATTGACTGCTTCTGCTTTTGTTGATAGCGAGTCAAGAACAAGCACCACTTTTGATTTTGGTTCGCAGAACTTTGTTATGGTTGATGGTGTTTATCCTAATATTACTGGTACAGGAACCCTTTACGCTAAAAGTATTTATAGTGACGCATCAAGAACTTTACATAATTCTTATGGTTCTGTAGATATATTAGCAGTAAATGGATTGAATGTAAACTCTACTGCTTTTGATATTTATGATTATGATAAAGTGTTTAATTTTGAGGGGGCGCTTACAGCGTTAGGAACTAATTTTAGGTTCGGTCACACTACTGCTGCATTCAAAGCGACAGGCGAAGATGTTAAGTTGCCAGTTATGGGTGAGATAAATAGTGGTGCTTGGGGAACCAATCAAAACTTTTACGTACAATATCACAAAGTGATAATAAAAAATGCTGGAACTACTAATTATTTTAGAATGGCTGGTAGAGTTTTAGAATGTAATGAGTTGTTTATACAAGATGGTGGTAGATTATATGGTCCGTCTGATGGCACACAAGCAGCAACGATAAAAAGTATAAAAAGGCCTACTATACATGGCGATTGGAACTTTAGTCAAGTGGCAGATGGTGTTTATAAAAGCATTACCGATATATCTAATTTAGATGTTGCACACGGTGGTACGGGTTTACAAACATTAGGGTCAGGCTCGATACTCTATGGTCAAGGTATGCAATCAGTAGGCCTTCTTTCTCTTGGTTCTGCCGGTCAAGTCCTTAAGGTTAATAGTGGTGCTACTGCACCGGAGTGGTCTTCAACCGGTGTACAACAATTCATTATATTTGGTGAAGAAGCAGATTTGTATTCCGGTACAGGAAGTACCGGTAACGCTAACGGTTATCAATTTTCTTATGGTAATGGTAGAACAAATGTAGACCAGTCTTCGACGGGAACAGACTTTGGTATAATTATCCCAGTAGCCTGTACTCTTACAAGGGTAGATATTAGTTTTGGTAATAGTGGTAATCTTTCAAGTGGTACTACTACATTTGTGGTAGTTAAGAATGAGGTAAACCAAACCGGTAATCTATCAACTTCACATTCTGCCGGCAGGTTTCAAGGAAACCACACCGGATTATCATATTCCTTTTCGGCGGGAGATAGATTTAACATAAGAACAACTACTACTTCACAACAAGTCGGGCCGATGAGAATGACTGCAACTTTTACATTATGAGGTGATTAAATGGTATTGAGCATGGAAGACGCTTGGCGCAACGTTAGAGCAGGTAGGGATTACTGGTTAGAAAAAAGAGTAGACTTTTATCAAAGTAAAACAATATTATACAATACTTTAACCGACACACAAAAAACAGAACTTGCTGAGTACAGACAAGCCTTGTTAGATTTTCCGGCAACGCTTGCTTCAATAGTAGGTGATGCTTTACCTCTTGATTACGGTCAGCACTATCCTGAATGTCCGGGGTGGCTACAGTAAGAACTTTAAAAAGACAGTCATTATTAAATAAACATAGGGAGCGGGTAGCATGGTAGATGTACTAACAGACAACAAAAATCTTATCTTCACTACACAGGCCGATAGACTAACTGTAACTCCTCATGCCGCACAGTTATTCAAAGATGCTGATAGCGGTTTCGTATTCTTTGGTGATGGTACTACACAAGCCGGTCAATCGGCTGATGTAAGGCCCGTAGTTACAAAGACAGACGATTACACATTCACAAGAACTGACGAAGGCCGTGTAGTAATGGCTAACAAAGGTAGTGGGATTACATTTACTATTCCTACTAATGCTAGTATTCCATACCCTGTAGATAAAACAGAACTAAAGGTTATGAATAAGGGTGCTGGTAGTATCACTATAGCGGCCGCTAGTGGCGTAACACTTACCGGTTCTACTACTATAACTCAATATAGTACAGCAGTAATTAAAAAACTGGGTACAGACACATGGATGATATTTTCTTCTGTCGGAACAACCGGTCCTACGGGACCTACAGGACCTACGGGTCCGCAAGGCGCTCAAGGAGATACCGGACCTACAGGGGGTACTGGGCCTACAGGTGCAACCGGACCTGCGGGTCCGACCGGACCTACAGGTGCAACTGGCGCAAGTGGGCCAACAGGACCGGAAGGTCCAGCGGGGCCAACAGGACCTACAGGTTCTATCGGTCTTACAGGACCAACGGGACCTACTGGTGGAGATGGACCAACGGGACCTACGGGTCCGGCAGGTCCTACTGGCCCAACAGGGGCTACGGGACCAACTGGACCTACAGGACCAGCAGGTGCGGTAGGGCCGGAAGGATTAGTCTTTGAAGGCGCATGGAATAACGGCACTACATATTCTATTGATGACGCAGTTACACACAACGGAAACTCATATATCGCTACAGCGGCACATTCAGGTCAAGAGCCACCCAACGCATCTTATTGGGCGGTTTTATCCGCTAAGGGTGATACGGGAGCCACAGGTCCTACAGGCCCTACGGGAGCCACAGGTCCTACCGGTCCTGACGGACCAACTGGGCCGGCCGGCCCAACCGGCAGTACGGGTGGTGCAGGTCCTCCGGGTCCTACAGGTAGCACAGGAGCAACGGGGCCGGATGGTCCTACCGGACCCACAGGGCCTACTGGTCCCACAGGACCGGCGGGTTCTGATGGAAGTGACGGAGCAACAGGGCCGACAGG